CTGTCAAGCAGGTCAAGCAATGAGGTGGTGGCGTTCTGCGTCTGCTGATTGTAGAGTGCTGCACTCATTCCCGAATAGCCGGGTTTGCCTTGCAGTGCGCCGTTCACGCCGCTGATGTCCTCAAACAGTTTGAGCTGTATGTTCAGCAATTCTGTGATGCCGATGTTGGTGGAGTTGTTCGCCACTTGCTGCGGTATCGTTGCATTGCCCTTGGTCTTCATCATAATTACGCCGTTGAAGCGTGACCACTCGTCGGCGATGTCGTCAATGTTATATCCCTTGGGCAAACATTCTTCAGGAAACAGAAGCACACCTTTCGCGCTCGCTCGCATTATCCAATCGTACAATGTGATTAGGCGGTTGGTGTAGCGTTGTTGGTCTATAACGTCGCTGACAAAGCTATGTATCTCACCGTCTATGAATGGGTACGGCTTAAACACATAGGGGTGACTGCCATGCTCGTAGGGCGTTTCTCCCTCGGCAAGTATGTCGCCGAATGGTGTCAGATAGTAGTAATACCAATAATCATCCAAAAACCACTCGGTCTGTATCAGCGGTATGTCGTTCGGGTCCATGCCCAACGCCGTGCCGCGCTCGATGCGGTCGCGGTTCACTGCTTCAATCATCACGCCGTAGTCCTCAACGTCTATCTTGTAAACGTCGCCGTTGTTGTAGTCGTGGCAACGGTATCGCGGTTTGCTCTCCTTGCGCCACACTTCTATTACCCTGCATCGCGTTCCGTCCCACGGCACATAGAAGTCGTAGGTCTTTAGGTCGTCGTAGCCAAACTCGCGCCATGCGTCGGCGAAGCGTCCTCTGTCCCTCGCTTCGCGGTAGATGTTCGCCAATCGGGTGTAGTCCGCCGGACTTTTGGCAAACTGCCCCACAAGCGTTTCAAAGCTGATGTCGTGTATCTCGCCGATGCAACTAACGTCCCATCCGCGAAAGTCGCGCATATTGCTATCCATGAAGAAATTGTTAGGCTGCACATAGTCAGTCCAACATTCCATCTTGCCGTTGCGCCATCCAAACCATTTGCGATGCACCACCAAACCGCTAATCAAAAACTCCTCCATGCTGCGCGCATTGAGTTCTTTGCTGCGGTTCAGCTGCATATTATACTGCAACACGGTTGACATGGTTTCACCTATCTTCTGCTCGTCGCGGTCGCGCGCTGTGCAGGTCGGCTCGGTTGACTGACTGCGGTATGTGCCCAACACGTTACGCACTAAGCGGCGTATCAGGTTGTTCTTCAACGGCACGTTGCCTTGGCTCTTGATATACTGTTCTTCACTCATCGTCGTGCCGTCAACGTGGATTACGTCCTGCCATTGGTCGCCGTAGCAATATCGCTTCGCTCTCGTCCTGTCGCGGCGAAACTTATCCATGTTCTGCCAATATCGCTCGGCTTCTTGAAGCACGTCCCACGCCCTGCGCTCCGCAGTGTGCGTCTTGCTCTGCGCCACGGTGTCCATCGCGCTGTCGCTGTCGCCGCGCACTCGCGCCATGCTATATATTCTTTCTGTCTTTGCCATATCTGATTTGTTTATAAATGGTGTGAGCAAAGTTAACCCTCACTCACACCATCTCCTCTTTATCTATTGACCGTTGTCGTAATTATCTACGGCTTCGACCAATGCTCGCTTAATTCCAATGATATATTCCTCGTACTTCGCCTTTTCCTCCGGAGTCTTAGCGGCAAGCCAACGCTTGGATAGGTCGTTTAGCTTGCTGTCGTATCTCTCGAAGTATCTGTAACGAATGTATTCAGGCTTGGAAGCGAGTGCCGAAAGCCGCTTAGCATACTCTGATATGTCGTCGTACTTGAGTGTGTTGATAGCTGCAACCTCTTGCTTGATAGCTTTGGTTTCATCTTCAATGTTCAAGTATGCGTCATTGATTTCTCTGTCGCCCATGCGGTTCAATTTGTCTGTCGCTGCGCTGTTGGCTCTGCTGCGATATGTATCTTTGCGCGCTTCCTTTTCATCATCGCTGTATGCCCACTCTGTCAACGCTGCTGCGCGTTTTACTTTGTAGGTGGCGTAACGTTCGGCAATCTCTTTCGGGGTGAGCTTGCTTGCGGTCGTGCCGTTGCAGCCAAGTTCGTCGAAGTAGATTTTATCAATTTGCGACTGCGGACAGTTGAGCACTCGCATAATGCACAGTGTTGCTTCTTTGCTTGTGCGTGCATCGTCGCCGCAAGCGTCCCAAATTGCCACCGCCATATCTGTAAGCGTTTGCGGATTAACACCGAAGCCTGACTGAATAAGCAAGTTTACAATGTCGTTTGCTGCTGCAACTTTGTCGTTCTCAAAGTGCTTCCAAATGCTTTGTGCATCGCTGAACAATGGCAACAATGTCGGGTCGTAGTTAGACAAGCTCTCACCTTTGGCAACCATATTGATTGCTTCGCTGAGAATATTACCACCGGCAAAGCCTTCAACACTGCCGCCGAGTAGTGCGTGCATAACTGCATCTTCTTTCATCTCGTCTTTGTCGTCGTCATCGCCGCCGCCAATGAGGTAGGGAAGATATGCACCTAAGTTCCACGCCATCTGCATTACAAAACCGAAGACTGCCACGCGAGAAAGGTCGCGGAATATGCCACGGTTGTAATCGCTTGTGGCTGCTGCCTTGGCTTTATCTGCATCAAGTCCGTTGCGTTCATGTTGCTTAGCCATAAACTCAATTGACTGCTCACGATAGCCGGGTGTCATTACTCGCTTTAAGTTGCGCACAGCGTCCACCAACTGACGTTGATAACCCATAGATGAGTTGCGGAACACGCTCAATGCAACACTCGCAAGACTTCGGTCTAACTGCATTGTTGAGAGGAATGCGTTCTCGTTAGACTGCTGCGACTCGTTGTACAGGATAGCTGCATCTTGTTTGGCTCGTTGGTCTGCCCACTCGTGTGAATAGCCTTGCTTGATGTAGCGTTTGTACTTGGTGTCGTAGATAGCGCGTGAACCGACGGCAATCGTCAATGCATCAACGAAAGCATTGGGCGACATACCCCATTGGTCTAACTTCTTAACGAAGTTGCTTTTCCAAAACTTCCAATCCATATCGGTTTCGGTCAATCGGGTATCGCCGACTTGACGGCTCTTCCATCGCTTCTCAAACATAGGCAGTTCTTTCATTGCCCAGTTCCACGCTGTCCACGGCATAGCAACATACTTGATGGCATAGCGCATATTCGCTTCTGCGAGAAATGCCGGTGCCGACAGCAACTGTTTCATCGCTGTATAGACACGGAATGCAATCTTAGCCTTGGTAACACCTTTCGCCATATTCACCACGGTAGCGTCCACACTATCATTGCCAACGGCAGGGTGGTAGGTACCTGCTGCTACGCGGCAAACGTCTTTAAGGTTGTTCCATAGCTTTTTGCCACTGCCATAAACGCTGCTCATATTCTGCACCTGATTACGGAAGCGTTTATACGATAGCAAGGTGTTTAGGTCGCGATTATACTCGGCGAACGCTGCCCACTTCTCCATTTGTTGGATATGCTCAATTACGACTGAGAAAGCGTCTGCTCCGGTGATGTCAAGTGGCAGAGCGTTGCGGCGACGCTTAATGACACTGCCTGTAATTGTTGACGGCTGTGTCTTCTCGTTGAAAGCGTCTGCAACGTCGGTTTTCTCGCTGCGTGCATTTGACAAAATCTTCAATGGGAAGTAGTTCTCAATAGCTGCCATTGATGTGCCAAACATACGTTTGTACACTTGGTTATACTCACTGCGCTTGTTTGTCAAGAATTCATCCTGCATCCAATCGGCAAGTTCAATAAAGCGAGGGTCAATAATTGCGGTCAAGCGTTCAACATCTTCTTCGGTGATGCCCATCTTGCGCAACTTCATTTTGCCGTCTGCCATCTTGTTTGCCATATAGATATACAGCATATTGCCTTGCGTCAACTCTTTTTCCTGAATGTCGCCGCCGTTCTTGATTGCAACGTAGCCTTTCTTCATCTTGCGTTCAATAGAGTAGAGGTCGCTCCACTTCATCTTCTTATGGAATACTTGACTAACCTTGTCGTCGAGTGTTTTGAATGAAGCTTTAACGCCCTGATACTCTTTCTCGGTACAGTCCACCCAACCACGAACAAAGCGGTTCCACAAGTAACCCTCACCGTTTTGGCTCTTGTTGCCGAACATTCTAAACATTTGGTCGAATGTTGCCAACGGTTTCAGGAAGAAACGCACGAACGATGAGTTCATGAATTTCTGAGCCTTGGTGTCCTTGCGGTGCTCGTCACTCTTGCGTCCCTGCATATCGCTGTTTGCACTGTGCTGAATATCTCTGATGCGTTCTTTCTCGGCTTGTTTGAATGTCTTGGCGTTCTCAATGCTGCCGCGCAAAGCGTCGGCAAGTGCTGTGGTTAGAGCTTGATATGCTTCAACTCGTTCAATCTTATTCTGACGGATAGCGTCCTTGGTGGATTGAACAAATTGGTCGTATGCATCCTTGCTGCCAAACTGACCTGCCTTATAGTCCTCGGCGGCTTTCTTCAATGCGTCTTTGAGCATTTTTTCTTCCTCAACACTTTGCTTGATGTCGTTATGGTATTGCAGCGCAAAGCTAAGACCGGCATACTCTAATGCGGCTTCGTCGGCAATAACTTCGTCTTCGCTGTCCATTCTGTCCATCGCTTCTGCAAGTTTTTCTTCAAGCGTATCTTTGTCAAGGATAAGACCTGCTTTCATTGCCTTAACCATCTTAGCTCCGTCTGCGTCAAGCTCGCCTTGTACCTCTACGCCTTGGGCATTGACCTTGCTGCCTTTGATGGTCATAAGCTTCGCGAAGTTGCTCTGACCTTTCTTCAATAGGCTTTCAATCATCATGCCCATAATCTTGTTGATATGTTCAGTGATGTCTTGTTTGCCTACCGAGTCTTTGACAATAGAGAGAATGCCTTTTATGTCGTTGCGGCTCAACTCGTCAAACCAACCGTTATCCATCAACGTTTTTGCCAAGTCGCTAACGCTCTTAACTGTGTTGATGTCAAACTCTTTCTGACGTGCCATTGCCTGACGCAAGTGGGTGAGGTTTCCGCCAACTGCGCTAATAGCGTCGTTGCGGAGTTTCAAGCTGTCTTTGTGACGTTGTGCAAGCTCAACGCTCGCTTGGGTGATGGTCGCTTCCAAGCTTAACGGAGTAGAAGAATTGGCTCCGTCACGGAACTTAAACTCTCCTGTACCGAGGTCTTGTTTCTTAACAACGTTTTGTGCTTCGCCGACTGCACCGCGTTCAATCTGCATTTGATAGCCACGCCACAACATATAGCGTATGTCGTTGTCATTGATAGTAATACTCTTGGGAATATTAAGTCCTTTGAGTATCTTATCAATGAACTTGCGGACTTTCTGCCAAAATGTTTTTTCTTCGGTGTCGTAGTCCTCAAAACCTTTCTCAGCGAGTTGTGCCATATATTCCTCGGTGGCTTCGCGGAAGTCCCAACCGTTCTTTATAGCTAATGCAGTAATGCGTTCGCGCACGGCTTTTGATGCGTGCTCGTAAACTGCGTCCAAGAAGTCGTTAAACTTCTCCTCGCCGATGAGTTCGCGGAGTGCCTTGTGCCCCACAATTTCATGGAACACTGTTTGCTCAATGTCCTGAACACTGCGGTTGTTAGGAAGAACGACCACGACCTCGCCTGTGGCGGTGTCAAACCATCCTTTGGCATTGCGCATACGTTTCTGCTTCGCTGCATCCTCGTGTGTCAGTGTTTCAACGTCAGTGACGATGCGCACAGGCATACCGAGTTTTTTAGCGAGTTGCAAAGCAGCTGCACTCTTGCTGTGGCTTGATGTGTCCATCTGCTTCTCTAAGCGGTGGTTGAGCTTCTTAATCTGCTCGTCTGTGATGGCACCGGCTTCACGTTCTTGCGGTGCGCGTCCTGCGGCTTCTACCATTGCATCTACTTCACTCGGCGTTAACAAGCGTCGAACGCGCATTGCTCCGGTGATAATCCAAGGGTCGGTTTCGGGGTTCGGGTTGGTGCGATATGTGTATGCTCCGTTAGTCGGCACATGGTTCAAACCGCCCAATGCATGGCTTGGTGCGTTCTGACGCTTGCCGTTTTTGTCGTACCACATACGCTCGTCGCTCTCCGTTTGATAGTCCACATCGTTAGCATACTCAACCTCTGCCCAAACAAAGTTTTTGGGGAACAGTTTCTTTTCTCCGGTAACTGGGTCAATACGGTTGAATTGCAACGCATAGGGGATTGTGCCTAAGTGCCAACCGGGTCTGTATGCCAATTCACCGCTGCCGCCTTGTGTACCTTTGCCGCCTGCCTTAACGTGATAGCGACGGAGCCACGGTTCAACGTGTGAATACTCTGCGTCAACAGCTTCTTTACCACCAATGATAAATTGCTCGTTTGCGTCAGCGTCAAGGAATACTCCGGTCGGTGTGGCTTCGCGATTGGCATTTGCAACCATAGGGGGATAGAGTTCATTGCCGTCAAGATAGAACACCTTATAGCCAATGCCGGTGTTTGTTGGCGGC